GGCAAGTCGCAGGACATCACCGCCGAAAGCGCTAGCGTTACGCTGTGCCGGTGCAATTACTGTTGTCTTGTTCATTGTCTTAGTTCCTTTGCTTGTGTTGTCGTTAGCTACGTTATTGCAGCTAACTAAGATAATTATAGCATACGCAATATCACATGCAAGCGCTTAAATCTGCACTAGCTAAACAGGCACAAGTGCAAGCGAGCTAGCGGCTATACACTGTATAACGCGCACTAGCTACGCACTAGCTGCCGTCGCCTTGCAGCTAGCTAGCACAAGCGCAACAGCGTAGCGCAGAGTGGAGTGCTGCCGCCTTGCCAATTGACTAAACTTGCCGCGCTTCACATTCACGCTAGATGCTAGCTGCCTAGCTGCAAGCGCTGCCAACTATACAGTGTATAACGCGCGGCGCTGTTGCTAGTGCATGCGAGCTAGTGAGCTAGTCCCCGCCCGAAAGCAAAACGCCTAGTGTTAAGTTGGCCGCGCGGAGAGAGAAGAGCACCGTCACAAGCCGCGTAGACTTTGCAATTTGCGTGTGTGAGCTATAGTACTTGGGTTGCCTATATGTACTTAATAAGTATAAAAAAATGGTGTAGTGTAATAGCCTCATGTAGAGACTACTACAGCTACACCAAGTTATACGCAATACAACACAAGCATATATATACTACCACACCTACAAATCACATGCAAGTCATCAGCTTTAGTAGTTGTAGTTCTCTTGTAGTTAGTGCGAACAGGTGCAAGGCTCCGGCCCTTCGGGCCGGTTATACAGTGTATAATGCGTTGACAGGGCGAGCTAATCGTAGTATAGCCGATCTATAGGACTACTACACCTAGTGGAGGTAGAGCTATGCCTAATTGGGCAGGTCTGTGGGACAGGCAACACGGTCAACCATACGCACTGCTGAATGAACCTGATGCTGCCATGCGTGGTATTGCTCGCATCATGGCACCACAAGCGCAGAAGGCACGTGGTGAAGTCGGTGTGAAGTTGACGGGCAGTGCTATTGGTGCTGCAGCTTCAGCTTCAATCGGTCAAGTCAAAGCACAGCAAGCAGATGGCTTTAACATCGGTGGTGCTGTTCCTGTTGTCAACACGATTGTTGTCAGCCGTGCAACAGAGACAGCCGACGAGACTGCGCTCGATGCACAACTCCAACCAACGTTTGCACCTGCTACCTATCCGCCCGACAAGAGCGGCAACGGTGGCGGCGGCATGTTAGGTAAGCTTAGCGCCTAATCAGGAGTTGACAATGCCTGCAGTTGACATGACGCGCATCCCGGCGCAGACACAACAAGCTGTGGCTGCACAACAAGGCGCTACCAACGTAAGTGACATGGAGACAGTGCTTGCAACATTAGCACAAGACCCCGCTGCAATGTCACAAGCGTTAGCTGCATTGGGCATTCAAGTATCTCCTGAAGAGTTGCAGCAAGTCGCAGAGAATTGGGTCGATGCTGCTGCAGATAAAGCTAGCGGTGAAAGCACTAGTGATAGTGAGACAGCCGCCGACGCGGAAGCAGAAGGTGACACTGGCGGTAGTCCCCGAAGCTCACCTTCAGCACCTTCTGCTCCGCAAGCACCGCGCGGTCCTATGGACGCAAGCGGTAATGATGTTGAAGCTACTGGACCTGATGGTAGTGAAGACGAAGGTGGCGAAGGTGAGGGTGATACTACAGAACTGTCAGCACGTTCAAGACAACCTCAAGCTGCTGCTGCTCCACAAGCAGAAGCGCAAGACCCACGCGCTGCAGCTTTAGCTCGCGCAGTAGGAGGCGGTGGTATGCCCACACGTGGACCAGCTTCACCTATGGACGACATCGTAAGTGCTGCAATGATGCAGCAAATGGCTGGCAATCCTAACGCGCCAGTGCCTACAGGTCCGCAGATGCCACGCCCCGGTATGCCGCGTACACCGTCTGCTGCAGCTAGTGGCGATCCACGTATGCGTGGCTTGATTGCAAACATCTATCGCAGTGTCGCAGCGCAGAACTCCGCAGCAGATCGCGTAGGTGTGCCCACACGCCCGCGTGTTGCTGGTGGTGCTGCAGCACGACCGCGTAGAGCAACTACAAGGCGAAGCGAAAATGTCAGGTAATGGCGATAGCAAACCAACTCATCTTCCGTTAGCCAATGGTCTGATCATCGACACGACCACAGGTCAAGCTATGGTGCCAAGCACCGCTCCCGATGCTACAATACAACAACAGACAGCGCGACACGGCCAATCGGCAAAATCAGCTACTACTAATGGGCGGGATCGTAATAACCGCGATATTAGGCGTGGATTGGTTGATCTCCCTGCTGACGTTAAAGCAGTAACGACAGTAGGCGCTGTGTGGTTGTATCACATGCTCGGTATCTCTGACGCAGAGATATGTGAAGCTCTAGGCTTGCGTATGTCACAAGTTGATATGATCAAGGGCTTGCAGCTATTCACGCAGGTTGACAACATCATCAAAGAGAACCTTGCAACGCTTGATCACAATGATGTGCAGAAACGCATCAACAACATGTCAGGCAACGCTCTCGACAAGCTTGAAGACATACTTGAAGACGACGACGCTAAACCAGCTACCAAGTCACGCATCTTGATGAACATGCTTGACCGTGGTGGCTTCAGTGCTCGTCAGATCATGGAACACAGACACACGCTTGATGGCAGCTTGACTATTCGTCACATACGAGAAGTCGCGCAGCCTAAGAACATGCCGATGGTTGACATCACACCGGAGAGCGTCAATGGCGATAGTTCCTAACAAAGACGGTCAAGGCATCAAAGCTAACGGCTACGCAAGCGATGTAGACCCGAAGTACGCAACGCCTAACCGTAGTGGCAGCGGTGTGCCAACAGGTCCATCGCTGTATGCAGGTGAAATCATGCTCGACACTGCAACAGGTCTGACATACATGGCACTGTCCGGCCCCGGCACTACACAGTGGGTTAACACAGACGTAGGCTAATGGCTCGACCGCGCGTTGTACAGGTTGCAGATCGTCCTGAACTGCTACTTAAAGAGGGCAGTCTACAGGACAAGTTTCTGCGCTCGCGTGCCAAGGTGCAGATATACGGTGGTGGCTTCGGCAATGGTAAGACAACAGCAGCAGTCATCAAAGCATTACAACTATGTGAGATGTACCCCGGTTGCACAGGTCTAATCTCACGCTCGACGTATCCTAAACTCAATGACACCATTCGCAAAGAGTTCATCAAGTGGTGTCCCCCGAAGTGGATCGTCAGCTTCTCCACAGGACAAAACGGCGACAATATATGTCATCTCAAAAACGGATGCTCAATATATTTTAGGTACATTGCACAACAAGGAACAAAGACAGAGAGCAGTAGCAGCAATCTTCTCAGCGCCACATTCGATTGGGTCATTGTTGATCAGGTTGAAGACCCTGAAATCACGCATAAGGATTTTCTTGATTTGTTTGGTCGCCTCCGTGGTCGTGCACATTATAACGGTGACGATGCTAATTTTCCTGCTACTGGCCCACGTTGGATGATGCTCACATGCAATCCAACAGGCAATTGGGTATACACCAAACTAGTAAGACCACTCATCATCTACCAACGCACAGGCGTCATCACTGACGACTTAGTGTGCTTGCGTGATGTAGACCGCAAACCTGTACTTGACAAAGACGGCAAAGCACAACTGCTGATCGAAGTCATCGAAGGCAGCACATATGAGTTACGACACGTGCACGAAGCTGACGGTGGTGACTTCATTCAAACACTCGAAACCATGTACAGCGGTCAGCAGCGTGATCGTTTCTTACTCGGCAAGTGGGTCGCCTATGAGGGTCTTGTATATCCGCAATATGACGCGACGGTGCACCTACTGCAAGAAGGCAACATACAAGCACTGCTTGATGCGTTGTATGAAACACACTATCATCCCAATTGGCTCGAAGCGTATGACTACGGCCAAGCGCAGCCTAGCTGCTATGCACTAGCGTTCGTGACACCTGAGAAGCATGTCATCATAGTAGATGGCTTCTATCAGAAAGAGATGCCACTTGACGTACAAATCAACGCTATACGCCGTATACGCGAAGAATGGAACGTCGAGCTAGACGAGATGCACAAGATCGACGCTGATCCTAGCATCTTCGGTCGTCGTACTGTGATGAAACGTACAGTAGGTAAGACCATCGCTGACATGTTCAAAGAAGACGGTATCTACATGGCGCGTGGTAACAACGACATTGCCAACGGCGTGTTGAAAGTAGGTGGCTATCTCAATATCAGCGATAGACTACTACACCCACTTACACGCACCGCAGGCTCTCCGCGTCTGTTCATCAATGCCAAGCTTGATTGGTGGGCTGATGAATGCAGCGGATACTTCTGGCAGCAATCAACTTCAGGCGAGCGTATCGACAAGCCGACAGATCGCAATGATCACGCAATGGATATGACACGTTACTTGTTAAGTCGTATGCCTGATGTAGGCAAATTCATCCTCCCTGCAAAGGATCGTGTACCTAGCTACATGTTGTGGCAAGAGCGCGATCGTCGCGCAGAGAACCCGCGAGCGCACCGCTATGGCTGATGATTATGAAAATCCTCCTGCTGCAGCACCCGGTGGTGACTACAACACCTATGAAGGTGTCACGCAAGAGCCTACAGTAGAAGACCAACAGCCTATCTACCGCATGATAGGCGAAAGCAAGATACCTGTCAGCAAGCATCGTGGTCCGCTGTGGCGTGCACGTTACGATCAAGGTAAAGCTGCAATGTCCAAGCAGACAGACGCTTGGGATGAAGCATATAGGTACTACCGTCATGACCACACCCGCACTTCAAGCTCGCGTGACGAACAGCCTGACCCTGCCGCAGGTAAACCTCTGCAAGGAACGTTCGATAGCACTGAGAACTTGGTTTTTGCGAACGTGTCTGCTCTCGTACCCATGCTATTTACAAAAAATCCCGACGCTGAGTTCACATGTGAAGACGAAGCAGATAAACCCTACGCACGTGTTGTCGAGAAGCTTGTCAACGTCCTCGCCGCCAAAAAGACCGCTCCGGGTCTTAACCTTAAACGTAAAGTCAAACGCAACATCGTTAGCACGACGCTCACCAATGTCGGGTGGTTTGAGATAGGTTACGTGTTGCGTGAGCAATCAAGTGAAGCTGCGCTTGAAGAGATACAGACATTAAGCGCTCAACTTGAACAAGCTAAATCACAGAAGGACATCAAAGAAATCGAAGGCAAGCTGTTAGCGTTAGAGATGACAATTGACATGCTCACCCCATCGGGACCGTGGGTGAAGGTGCGGAGGCCGAACCAAGTCATCGTCGATCCAACGGCTACTGATCTTGACCTCAGTGGTGACTGCAATTGGGTCATGATTGAAGACTTGATGTACACTTCTCTCTTACGCGCTCGCTACGGACGCAAAAAGCCAAACAGCGACGAGTGGGAAAGTGTGTTTTACCCTTCACATGTCATTAAAGCAGGCG